TCTGTAGGATCTTCTATTAGCCTGCTTAGTGCTTTAGATTCTTTATTAGTTTGTGGTGCCCAGAAACTCATAATTGCTCCTTAATTGTTAAACGCTAGTATACAGTCATTTTACCAAAATGTCAACCAAAATAAATAGTATTTTACACTGGATTTTTCAATGAACACCGTTGCTCCGCAGGCCATTTTTGATGGTGCTATACAGACGTTACCTTTGACTCAAGCAAGCCTAGATCTACTAGATTATGTCAATCAAATAGTCAAACAAAATTTTGGTTGTGATATCAGCGAGGTTAGATTAGATACTAGTGAGCAAGTACCCAACTTTGTTCGCTGTGCTAGTGCAACTAAAACAGCATTCACTGATGGGGCCAGCACCCGTCCTTTATTAAAGAAACTAATACAAGCTCGCTACAGTCCAGAACTACTAGCAGGCATGCTGGTAGATCCGCCCAGATTGCGCATTATTCCAAACAGTGCAATCTTAAACTCAGGAATAAGTTATAACTATCGCACACATCGTGACACTTGGTATGGTGGCGTACAACAACAGATCAATCATTGGATGGCTGTGGCCAATGTCACTGCTAATTCAACTATGTATATGGCACCAGCTTACTACAATTTGCCTGTGGATAATAACAGTGAAATTTTTGACCTAGACACTTGGGATCAAAAATATCGCAAACAGGCTGTTAATAATGTTAAAGTTGAAGCTCGCCCACATCCAGGTGCAGTGATCGTACTAGCTGATGCAGAACGAGAACCAGTGGTATTGGCCAACGGTAATGAAATAGCTTTTTCTGGGCATCACCTACACGGTAGTGCAACCAACACCACTGACCTTGTGCGTTTTAGTCTTGACTATCGTGTGGTGTTGGCAGTAGGCGATTGGCAATATCCTAAAAACATTGATAATCGCGCCACAGGTGATCTACGTAACTACATGTACTTACTTGAGTAGTTGTTTTTCAAACCACTCTGCAGGGTGATGATTTTCGTGTGTGAATGTATATCCAAAACAGCCCATTGGTACACGTGTGCTGGCTATCAGCGCACTGTTGCGTGCTTGATGTAGTTGCCCTACGTTTTGATCTAGATTAACATCCAACTCTGAAATATAAGGTTTCCAAAACAGAGGAATATCTTCTACGCACCAACGATGTTCTACACCGTTAGGGTTAGCATTATATAACCATTCAGCCGCGGCATACAAGTTTTGCCAACCTTCTCGACGATCAGCATAGCCCACACGTACTTTTAAATCCCGCTCAAAGAATCCATGTGGAACATATAGTGGTGTGCTGATATTAGCCAAAGTCTGTTCCATGTTTTGATTAACATGACTGTAGCCTTCATAGTGTCGTACCATTTCACGAGTTGGCACATAAATGTTACTAGGACATTTATAGTTAAATACCCAACCCATATAGTCTGGTTTGAATACCAATTGGTCACCGTGATCAATTTCCCAATACTTGGTAAACCTACCAGCTTTGAGTATCATAATACCATCAAAGTTTTCCCATTGATAGCGAATAAGATTACCGTCTGCTGTTAGTTCACCATTGAAGTGGCGACTCATACGCATCTGTTCTGGCCAGTGACTGTAGATCAACATAGCATCAGGATCAGGATCAGCATTAAGGTTATCAATGGCCGCTTTGAACATGTTAAGATTGTAGTCTATGAATATGTGATCATCGTTAGCAGCCATCCAAACTAGTTCGTTGGGATCTGTTAATATTTCTTCACAGGTCTTGCGCCAATGACGAGTAAAGTCATTACGAGCCCATACTATATGAAGTTTATTTTCAGGGAACAAACTCTGCATATATTCTTCTAAATCTGCTTGTTGATGCTGGTATTCTGGCGCTAATGTGATATAAAAGTGAAATTTATCTACCAGAGGTTCTAATACCGCTGTACTGGCCAAGCAGTATTTAAATACATCCATGCGTTGTGGATTAGGCATCCAGCCGCCGCGTGTATAAGGATATCCCATACGGACATCAGTGATCTTTACGTTGAATAAGACTTTCATTATAGGTTCGTTGTGTAAGTGTCAAAAATTTGATATAAGGCTTGATTGATCTCTGAAGTCCAATCAGCGTGTTGGCTAAGTTGATTGATAATGGCCTGATACTCAGCACTGGCAAAACAGTAGTGTCCTGCTACAATGACCTTTTGATCTGCGCTGACACTGTCTGTCCATTTCTTCCAACGACCACTATTTAATACCAACTCAGCAAATGCCGTCCATTCATACACACCTATACGGCTTAGGCAAAGTTCTTTTAATAGTTTAGTCTGTACTACCCCTAGCTGTGGTGCAATGTTCATTGCGTGTACACCTGCCGCACGACGTAGTTTGATTTCTTCTGCTGACAAATAATCAGCATTGTGTTCTTTGAGTTTAACTCCATTTTCATTGGCCACACGTACTAGGTCTCTGACTGTGTCAATTTCAAATGTGCCAGCTTGATGATCTTCATGACATAGGCTGCCTGTTTGTGCTACTACAAATTCAATATTAGGAATGTTTTTAGCAAAGGCCACATCAGCTTTGTATTTGATAGCACCTGCGGCTACACCTACGTTTTCTTCTGTGCCAAACTCAAAACGTATGTTAGGATTTAGATCTAAACAGAATTTAAATAGTTCTTCAGCAACACCATAGGTATCTTCTACACGACTAGTGTCAATGTGTATTAGGTCAAAGCCCTGTTCAATGTCATAGGCTATGGTTTTCTTGGTCGCTTCTACTGCTTTCTTTAGACTAAGACCTTTTTCACTATCTAAAAAATATGGACCGCAATGGTCACGGCACATCCAAACATTTTCAGTTGGCAAGGTGCTTAGTAGTTGACGCAGTTCAGGTGTGGTCATTACATAGCCACTGTCTGCATCTACTTGATTACGACTTGCAATAATCATTAAAGGTCTATTTGTATCATGTGTGTAATTACAAATAGCTGTAATTACCTCACGGCTCATTGGCCCAAATCCTAGTCTAAAATCCATGTTCAATCCCCATCCTATCCATAATAATAATGCAAGCATCCATAACAGCACCTTTGCCACCTTCACGACGTGTTACATACGTGGCAGCATTGATAGCAGTTCTCCAGGCCTGTGCTGGAGCAAAACTTAATCCTACATGTGGCATGATCTTAGCATCATACGGACCGTCGCCCATGAATATAGTTTCCTTTGGATCACCTTTCTTTAACACAAAATCCAAGCGATCCTTTTCTTTAACCATGGTCAATGGAAACTTCATATGTTCAACTATACGATTATATGTAATACCAAATCCATTTTCATCAGCACTAACAAACTCAATGTCTAAGTGACTACGCAATAACTTTAGGCCATCGTGATCATAGTTACCAAAGGCCTTAAAGGGTTTACCAGTTGGTCCCCAGTAGAGCATACCATCATTTAGTACGCCGTCTACATCTAGAATAAATCTTTTATACATTATAATACCTTGCTAAAGTGTAACTGTGCTAGTGCTACTAGGAACTTGTCAAACGGTGCTTCATGCAGTGGACTCATGTTCAAGTAGATAATTGGCACAAGTAGTTTAACTTTGCGCCATTCAAGTCCATTAGCATTGACCCAAGATTCTAAAATGCTTTCATATAGTTTAACATCATTGACACTGGGTACGTCAAGTGTTGCATAGTCATTTAATTCACTATACCCGTACTTCTCATGTTTAATGTCTTTGTAGCTTAAGTGAAGTCCGCCTAACATCTTAGCCAAATCATAATACTGGTCACCGTATAGTTCGCCACCAAAGTCAGTGCGCCAATCAATGGCAGTAAAGCGTCCGCTAACTGGATCATAAATGGTATTATCAAAGTGTAGGTCACCGTGTACAAACTTCCATACAGTTTCTGTAGATAGATATGCCCAATCAATCTTGCTCAAGTAAGTGTCAATAGTATCTACTTCAACACCGTTGACCACGCATGGTTCTGACCAAGTTGGATATTTGGCACGGAACATTTCAACCCGTTCCATGGTCTTGTCATAGTAGAACTTATTACAAATGTTAAGCTGGTTTATATCAGCACCGGCATTTAGGTCACCGCTGGTATCTACTGCGTTGATCCATAGGTTTGTCTTACACCATGCCAACATGTTTTCGTAGAGTGCAGGTGTATATTGATTGTAGACAATGTCGCCATCAGCAAAATCATGTATTAAAAAGTTGCCGCTCTTACGCACACGATTTGGCATACAGCCCGGGTTGGCCTGAGCACGCTTAACTCTTAGGTCAGCATGTTTAGGATTGGTCCAGAATTTAATGATCTGACGGTTGTCGTTATAGAACAATTCGTCTGGCTTAGGGAAACTTACATCAAACAGCTCACTTGATAGTTCTTCCCACTTTTCATAAGTACCAAAGTCTTTCCACCCACGTACTGTGTGTGCCTTAAGATCTAAGCCCGCAAAACCTTCTGGAGTTTCTTTAGCACCACGACTAATTAGGTTATCTAAATACTCGTCATCTACAGCATACATTAGGCCAATGAAAGCATCAACAGCCGTTTTACTAGCCACTTTGTTCTGTACTTCTGTAATAGTTTCGCCATCACGTTCAATCCAACAGTAGTCTTGACTGATGTTTGAATCTACAGGATGTACTCCAATCCAGTTGTGATCTAGTTTGTCTTTGTAGTCAAAGTCAAATAGTGTATCACAGGCCAACCACATAAATCCACCACGGATATGTTCTTGACACATTTGAATTGTAGTAGCAGGACCTGTATCACCTTCTGCATAGTTGTCAATGTCAACAAACACTACGTTCTTGTCCTTGTGTACTTCGCTAACATAATCTTTGGTTAGCTGTCCCATGTGTCCGCAGGCAATAACAAATTTAGTGTCACTATCAAACTTACTCATGATGTGACTGATCAAAGGTTTATTATCATATGGCACTAGTGCTTTAGGAACCATACGACTAAACTGTCCCATACGGCGACCGTAGCCTGCCGCTAGAATTAATACTGTTAATGGTTTATTAGACATGCTCTGAATCAATCCTTCCGTGTCCTCTGTTAGCTGAATCTTCTAAGCGGATAACGTCATCTAATTGTGTAGTGCTGGCTTCTGTGTAGTGTAGATCATCGTAGGCAATCATGCGATGAATAGTACAAGGCGGAGTATGAAATACTGCACCTGGGTCCAATGGTTGTACTATCAGTTCACTTTTAATCTGTGCAATTTCTTCAGGTGTGTAACCACCAGCTAGATATCGTTCACAGTCAAAAGGTCTAGGATGATATGCTAAGGCGCCTTTGCCAATGTGTAGGTGAATTGATTCTGATTTGAATTGGTGTACTTGTAAGCTAGTAACAAAACCAGCTTTGAGGATTAGTTCTTTTAGTGCAAATGGGTAAACATCGCTACCCCCTTGAAGCCAGGTTTCAGTGCCCCAAGGTTTATGAACAACATGACATTGTTCAAGTGTTTGAAAATCTACAGTCATCATTGACCCCTAGTTGATAATACATTCTACAGTATTTATCGACCAAGGTCAACAGTATTTTTAAATTAGATTAATCACAATCGCTGTATGCTTGGACTAATCTAGCCAAACATTCTCGATCGCCTGGAGGGCATACATTTGGAATTTCTGGAACTGTTTGTTCTTGTAACGGTTGTAACGGCAGTGTATCTGGTGTTGTAGTGTTTGACATGGTATGTCCTTTAAATTAGCAACGGCACTTTTGGCACCGTTGCTGTATTTATTAAAACACTTAGTATACACTACTTTTGAGCAGTTGTCAATTGTTTTTTTGGAGCAGGATCGCTACTGTAAAAGACGTGACTACCTATACGTGCAATACGCATTAATCCCCAATTTGGGTGCGTTTGTGTATTGTGAAAGTACAGTGCTTCAGCCATGACTTCATTGTCTAAGCGTAGACCTTGATACATAACTTCTTCTGCCACTGCTAGACTAGCCTGCCAGCGGTCGCTGACAAACTTAACTGGTGCAGGTGGGTTGCATACCCACGAAAATTGACATACAGTTTTAACCGTAGGTTTATTTTCTTTGACCACTGCTACTTGAGTTTTTTGATTAACTACTCCGCAGACAGTTTTAGGAAACTTTTCGTCTTCAGCACGATTAAGAGTAACCTGCGCTACTGCTATCATACCTTCACGGGTTTCTAGGCCTGCTTCGTAATAGATATTTTTAGCCAAACATAATAGTTGACTGTCTTGTTTAGGTGTTGCCAGTGCAGTACTGCACTGTAGAACTGCCAAGGACATTATTGCCCAGGTAACTAGTATTCGCATACTTTTCCTCCTGTTAGTGTTGTCTTGCTGGTTGAACTAGTTTGGTGCCAGACCTGTTGCTTGATTACGGTCTATATAAAATTGACAGGGCTTTGGTAATTCTCTAACCATTACTAAATCATAATCGTTAAAGTCTGCGTTATTCACTGACATGCTACTGGTGTGTCTATGGCACGTATCGCGTTTATCGCAAGCTCGCCCCGCACAGTAATACTTCTCCTGTGTAGTTTGTGTCATTCATGAATCCTCCGAATGTTTAATATATAGTACTAGTGGATCCGCCTTTTACTACATACTTTATTAATTTGTTTATGGGATAACTACTCTATTCCTAAAATGTTAGGGTGTTGTTGAAGGAACTTGTGTCTGTAGAAGTTCCAAATGTCGTATAATTCGTCACTATTGTGGCGATTTATCAGCACTTTTAGGTCTGAAAGTGCCATAATTTCGTCAATAATTTGGCCATATTTAATTGATACAGTATCAGGTGTATGTTTGTATCCTATGCTGTCAATATGCTCTAATTCAAGGTAAGTTGGAATCAATCGCTCAATTAAGAATGTAAAGTTTGGTAATGACTTATCGTGTGCATAGTTGCTTAGGCCAGCACCAAATACCTGATGTTTGAATTCTGGATCTGCATCTGCTTCAGTGAACAGCTTACGAGTAAACTCCATGAACTTAATCCAAAAACTACGACTACCAACTATGTAGTTGGCAAACACAGTTGAGTTACGATCTAGTAGCATACCTTTGACTTCGACATCATCATAGCCAACTTTCTTTAAAAACGTGTCGCCAATTGTTGAAATGTTTGGGTGATGGAAATCACCTTGTTCCCAACTGTTGGCAAACACTGCTTCATTTAGAATACAGGGATTAAACAGATAAACTTCATGTCCAGGATTAGCTGTGATAAAATCCAATGCCTGCTGTCCAGAAAGGTTAGTCTTTTCTTTAAACTTCCAACTGACGTAACCCCAATAGTCTAGATCCTGTGCTAGAATATTGTCGTGTTCACGATCCCATACGTCCCACTCACGTAGTTCTGGGCGTGGATTGGCTGTGTTGTCTAAAGGTTCAAATGCAGGATCGCAGTGTACTTTTAATTCTGGCTTAAAGTAAATTTGAAAGATTTTTGTGTTTGTTGACATAATACTCTATATCCTTGGTTAAGTCTCTAGCTCTAGGAATAAATTCATTCTCTAGTCTATAGGTCAGTGTTTCTCGATTGGTTATATGATGGAACCCGCGATTCTGTATACGATCACTCCACGGTATCTGTGTTTGAATCTGTAGCTTACGTGCTAGCTGTCCCTCATCAAACGGGCACCAACCATAGTAAAATACTACCAAATCTTCTGTGTTGTGGTAGTTGTAGTGTCTACCTGGTGCCATACATTCTTGTGTAGAATTCAATGGATACTGTACAGGTACGTTGTGTATACTGCGACTGCGACGTTCTAGAAAATCTCGTTGACTGTCTTTAAAACTAAATCCCCAATGCTTTTGTTCATACAATGGCCTATCATAGGTCACAGTCTGTTCTCTGTTGGTGTCAACAAAAAAGATTGTAGGCAATAGTAACTGTTTAGGGGTATCATCTAAGATTGAATAGTCACCAATTATCATCTCTGGCATACACAAACAGATCTTCCAGCCGTCTATTTGTCGTTCAATGTCATTGACTTCTGCATCGCAGTTGTCTGCTTGAAAGTCTGGGTTACGGCTGGTAATAATATCCCAAGTTGGACATAACTCTTTGATGATTTCCACTGAGCGATCCGTACTGTGATAGTCAATCATAACACCATGATCAAAAATCTCACGATGGTGTTTTAACCACCACGGCATCAGATATTCTTCATTGTAAAAATGGCAAAGTATGGTCTTTTTCATTTGGGCCTATTCAAGTTTAGAGCATTTTGTAGTGCATCTATAGCTGATTGTATGTGTAAATTTGTTTCAGTGTGTAGCTGTGTTTGTGCTATCTTTTTTTTGGCTAGATACAATTCGTGTGCTTCTATAATATGTTTGATCTCAGGACGTAGGTCACGACTCATTGGCTGATGTTCTAGTTTAAATCTATCCATCAGCTGTTCTAATGTAAAGTTATGACTTGATCCACCACCAGGCACTTGTGTTTGTATCTGCATTCTACGTTTAATGCTCTTTTCTTCTAGGCTGGCGCTGGCATAATAGAATATAACCAAATCGTTATATGTGCCTTCTTGGCCCCAAAAGTGACGTCCTGTGGTATCATAAGCTATAGGATGGTTGTGTATACTGCGTGGACTGCGTGTAGGACTGCCAATACTTCTGGCCTTGAACTTTTCCCACTCTGCTTCTGTGCCACCAAATCCCCACCAACGTTGTTCATACAGGGGTCTGTTGTGATCTAAGAAGTAGGGTTCTTCACGACGTTCCATGTCTACAAAGCTATATTGTGCAGTTAGGATCTGTCTAGGAGTTGGATCATCATCCATGTAACTGTAGTTACCAATGATGAACTCAGGAATGTTTAATGCCACACACCACCCTTGCACATCACGTTCAACGTCTACAATTTCACTGTCTACTGGGCCAGCATTGAAATCAGGATTACGTGTGTCACGTATTTCCCAAGTTGGACATAACTCTTTAATAATGTCAACGCTACGATCAGTACTGCGATAATTGATCATAATACCATGATCAAAAATCTCACGGTGATGTTTGAGCCAGAAAGGCAATAGCCATTCTTCGTTATAGAAAATTCCAATTACTGTTTTCTTAGCCATTAGTTTACTGTGATAGTTGGAAAGTACTTAATGAACACATCACCTTCACGGTCACGTTTCTTTTTAATGTTAGCACTGATCTCTTTAAAGAAATTCCAAGCTAAAGGCACAAATGCCACCTTAACGTCAGAGTATTGATCTAGTATATCAATGGCAACCACAGGAGTACTCATACCTGGACTGTATAAGCCTTGTTTTAGTGGATTATCATCAATGATATAATCTAAATGTATTTCACCAAAGTTAAGTAAGGTATTGCCTTTGGCTGCCGCACCATAGCCCACAATCAAATAGTCTAAGGTACGATAGTGCATGATAGTCTGTTTAAGATCTTCTACAATAGTAGCGGCACGATCAGCATAGGCAAGATATGTGTTCATGTCCTGTAGCCCTTCAGTGCGTTCAAAATCTAACTGTGCCTGCACACTTAATCTGGCACCAGGAACCTTACTCATAACAAACAGGTAACTGTTACCATGGATAGGTGTTTTACGTATGTCTACAATAGTTAGCCCGGCACGACGAGCTAGTTCGTTCATGCTGTTAGCATTGAAGAAACTCAAGTGTTCATGATAGATAGTGTCAAACTCATTATTTTTAATCATGTCAGCTTGACTGGTTTGAATAAACAAACGACTGTCATCATGCATGATTTCTTTACACTGTAACAAAAAGTCCAACGGATAGTCATTATGAGCAAATACGTTTTGTGCTGTGATGATGTCTAGTTTTTTATTCTTGTAGTGGTAGACATATTTTTCTTTAAAGTAATCACATACTACTTCATGTTCTTTTGAACTTAGTACATGTAGGTTTTCAGCAGGATCAATACCATAGGTCTTTAGGCCCAGAGCTTTGAAACTATTAAGCTGACTACCATCATTACAAGCAATGTCTAAGACTGTTGTTGGGGTCTCAGCAAAGTATTCTTGTGTTAGTTTAGCGAACCAATCAAAGTAGTCACGTAAGGTCTGACTTGTACCTGACACATACAGGTAGTTTTTAAATAGCAAATCTGGGTCAACAGCATGGCTCAACTGTAGATGAGTACACTCTTCACAGATATTTAAACGAAGTGGAAAATATGGTTCCTCTTCTTCTGCTGTTTTTTTAAAACTATTAGCCAATGGTTGCTCATTTAAGTCTAAAACTAGTTTTAATCGCTCACTGCCACAGCATAGGCATTCGTTGAGTTCTTTAGCGTTGTTGATAGGCATTTTCTGGTTCCCAATTATAAATTATATATTTGTCTCTCCATTGCGGAGTTGCTTGTTCGTAATTTTCTATTAGACTGTCTACTATTGTAGCAGGTGTTTCAGTGAATGTAAAGTCAAATGTCTGTTCAAACAGTGTGGTATCTAATGCAAAGTCATAGGCATTGGCAGTTATGCCTCGGTCGATGATTTCAGCATTAAGTTTTTGACTGACTGCTTGAGCTATAGCGCCTACAGTGCTGTTGAAACTGGCTAGATTGTAAATACCTGCTACTGGTTGTTCAATGCAACGAACTACTGCACGGCATAGGTCTTCTATGCCCAACATAGCACGGCTAATATGGCGGTTCGTTACCTGTATACCTGTTCCATTCTGCACACTGTGATACATACTGTTGATCATAACATCAACACGTAGATTAGGACTATAACCGTTCACTGTGCCAAAGCGTAGGCCAATTACCCGACGACCTTTAAGATTAGCAATAGTAGCCTGTTGATCTAATGCGTATTTTGTTACATCATAGTTGTTAACAGGTGTAAAGTGTGTGTTGGCTTCACTGTGTTGCTCGCCAGGTTTACTATTACCGTAGACACTGGCTGAACTAGCATAGATAATCAGTTGATTGTCTGTTTTATCTAACAGGTCAGTGAAGTTAGTTACATTGTTTAGCCAAGGACCAGACAGTGCGCCGAGACAGCTAGGCACACTTGGGTGCCCAGCCAAGACCACAATTACTTCAAACTCTGCTAGTTCTTCTCTGGTGTATTTGTGATAGTCACGACGGTTGCTAGTTTCGTCGTGAGCAAACCAACAGATATCATTGGTTTTAACAAAATGATGTTCACGTAGAACTTGTCGTAGTCTAGATCCAATGTAGCCATTGCCACCTAAGATTAAGATCTTCTTCATCAGTCAATGATCATCATGCCATTAGGTGCAATGTTACCCTGTAGTCCCACAGTTTCAAGTTCAACTAACTTGTCCTTGGGAATAAACTTGGCCATAGCATGTTCATTGTCAATGTATTTGCCACTGTTGAACAATGGGATCATTGTGCCAATAATATTTTGATATAGTTTTACAGTATCTTCAAATAGATCAGGTGTAAATGACCATAAGCGAGTTTGTAGTAGTGTGTTTACTCCAGTGTCTGCTGGATTAATCCAACTTGGCTGAGATTTTTTAAACACATATTTGCCTTTGGTATCTGCATTGTCAAACTTAGTAATATCAAATTTATCTGTGACTTGATAGCGACCACTTAGTTTGAAAATGCGTGCTGATGCTGAGACTTCATTCATAATGTCACTGTCGCTGGCAATGTAGTTCAGAGCCTTGAGCATACCCAATGCTTCCATGGCGTTCTTACCAATGTCATAGTTGCTGACATTGTTATGAAAGTATTTGATATCGTCGTCATCACTGTTGTCAATGTAGTAGTCAACTAGATCAATTAGTTCATTGAACTCATCGCTGTCGTCATTTTGTACATCAACTTTACTGTTGTCTACTAGAATAACTACAGCGCCAGGAATGTATTGTTTAGCACTTTTAGCAGTTTCTAATGTCTGTGCAATACGTTCTGCTGGCTTATAGATACCATAGTTGCTGTAAACCGCTGATGTTAGTAATACAATATTTTTACTCATAATTTTTCCTTATTCGCAACGTAACCAGCGTTCATTAGCCAGTGTCCATTGTACTACTTCACCAATACGATCTGTTAGACTAACCTTAGGTTCCCAACCTAAACTGCGCATGTAGTCACCGCTGAGAGCATAACGTAGGTCATGTCCTGGGCGTGAGCTATGGAAGTCAACCATTTCGTACTTCAATTCTTTTCCTTGCGCATCAGCAATGATCTGAGCTAGTTGCAGATTGTTAATTTCTTGTTTGCCTACTAGGTTAAACTTAGGACATTTAGCATCACCGTAGTCTGGTTCTAGTTTCGTGTCATCTAAGCCCAGCAAGAACAACATAGCATCAGCTACATCTGCCGCATGGATATAGTAACGACTACCTGGAATAGTACGACTAGCATCACTGTGAATAGTAATAGTATCTCCATCGTTTACCTTACGAATACACATAGGAATAAACTTCTCTGGGTGTTGGCGTTGACCAAACACGTTCATTGTATGTGTGATGTAGATAGGCATCTTGTAGGTGTTTTCAAATGCTACTGCTAGTTCTTCACCACCAGCTTTAGTTGCTGAGTATGGATTTGAACTGTTATAACGATCACGCTCACCATAGTTAACGCCAACTGGTGCTGGACCAAACACTTCATCTGTTGAGAAGTAAATGAAACGTTCCAAGTTAGGTAGTTTACGTGCGAACTCTAAGATGTGGCCTGTACCAACAACGTTGTCCCAAACAAATTCCATCGGAAACTCAATACTACGGTCAACATGTGATCCTGCCGCTAGATGTAACACATAGTTTACATCGCCCACATCACGAGCAACCATTGGGTTAAGTTCTGCACGTAGATCGTGGAATACTACTTTGACACGCTTACGAATTTCAGGATCTAATTCCTGTGCCATATCATTTAGGCGATTAAGATTACCTGAGAAGTCCAAACGGTCTAGGCTGACCACATTCCAATCTGTTTCTCTTAGGATTTTTTCAATAACGTGGTGTGCAATAAATCCTGCACCGCCAGTCACTAGAACGGTTTTTGACATTGATATCTCCAAATATTGTTGAATTTTGCTGCTTTTTAGTATTTATTTTACTAAAAACTGGCAGAAAAATATTGTTATGCTACAGTATTAGCTACTTTAGCTTCAACGTATTCTTTGATAAAGCGCACAGCTTTACGGCTGCTGTCAAATACATACTCTAGGGTTTCTTCTTCAGGTGTTGTTAAGATTACAACAAACCCGTTTGTTACTTTACGAATTTCAATTGAATTAAACATTTTATTACTCCATAATTATAGATTGTTACTGTATAACTATAACATAGAATAATAGGTGTTGTCAACAAAAAAGCCCACTTACGTGAGCTTTTTGGTTAAATTAGACTATCTGCAAGGGCAATTATCAAAGCCACGGCTTCTACAATAATCAGCATAGTCTTCAAACTCCCTGTTGGTCATGTTATAGTTTACCTACTAGATCCAAACTTGGTGCTAGTGTAGCCGCACCTTCTTGCCATTTAGCTGGGCATACTTCACCTGGATGCTCACGTGTATACTTTGCCGCTTTAACTTTACGTAGCAACTCTTTTGCGTCACGGCCAACACCGCCTGGATTGATTTCAATGATTTGTACACGACCGTCTGGGTCAATAACAAATGTACCACGGTCAGCAAGACCTTCACCTTCAATTAGTACACCAAACTGTGTAGCCAATTGATGATTAGGGTCGCCAATCATTGTGTATGTGATGCCGCGGATTGTGTCTGTAGCATCTGCCCATGCTTTGTGTACAAAGTGTGTGTCTGTGCTTACGCTGTATACTTCTACCCCCATAGCTTTAAAATCACTTGCATAAACGTCTTGTAGGTCTGCTAGTTCTGTTGGGCAGACAAATGTAAAGTCTGCTGGGTAAAAGAACACAATGCTCCATTTACCTTGTAGATCTTGCTCTGTAACTTCTACAAACTTGCCTTGACTGTATGCTTGCGCTTTAAACGGTTGTACCTCTTTGCCAATTAAACTCATATTACTCTCCTAATTAAAAATATATTATAACACTTATTAAACTTCATTGTCTAATTAAATTTTCTTATACCTACCATTAAAAAAATTTATAACCCTTATTCGTGACAAAAGCACCCTGAGGTGCTTTTGCTTGTGTAGTACGAACAATAATTACTTGTTCATTACATACATTGTTACTTCAAACCCAAAACGCATTTCAGTAGCTGCTGGTTTAGTCCACATAGTATATCTCCTAAGTAAGTTATTAAAAGTACCACAACATTGTTCTGTTGTTACTAGTACTTATACATATAGTAACACCAAAAACGCCTAAAAAACATACTGAAAATCATTAATGATAGATAGTCAATTTACGATGTCAGCATATTTTAACCTAAAGTAAGTTTCTGTTGGGCCAGGTTCTATAATATCTATAGTATAGCCACGAGAACTTTTATGAAACGGACCGTGTTTAATGTTATTATCTTTGATGATCTGTTGAAACTCACGTAGCTCGTTGTGCTTAATAGTTATCGTCATCATCGTCTAGATCCTCGTCTTCATACTCCCAAATTTCTTCACCGCTGGCATAGTCAAAGTAGTATTTCTCGTTAGGTACTAACAAGCGGAATTGACCAGCATACTTAAGAGCCGCTATGAGTGCTTCATTTTTATCTGTTAGGTCACAGATAATAAAGCTACTACCACAGCCACCATGGACATGTTTGATTTCGCTGTGTTGAAATTCATCTGCTAATAAAGCATTATGAAAATTTCCACGATTGCCGGCAATGATACGATTGGCAATGAATGGATGTGGTAAACGTCTATCTAATAGGCCTAACTTACTAAGTGTGGCATTATTATCACGGTCAATACTTAACTTACAATGCTTAAATTTTAGGGAACCCTTGGTATGCGGATTGTCACTCGTTTCCTTTGTGCTCCAAGGAATTTCTGCTGATACATGATTTACATAAAATGTAACACCATGACTTTTGATACACCACATTGGAACCGTTGGATCCTCTAGGTGTTTTTTGTTAAAATGAAAAACTACGTCTTTACAACTATACTCAATCTATAACATTTTATTACTCTCCTTGTTTATCAAGATACTTTCTTGTATCTGCTCTGGTATTTATACCGTACATTTCTGCTGTTACTAAACTAGACAAATCCTGTGGAGAACAAACTTCTGCAAATCCTACTCCTAACTTCTTAGCACGTGGTACTACTTCGTTAAGTAAAATCTTTGCTGTAAGTTGAGCGTATTGTTTGTCCATATAATCCTTTTGGTGCAGTTGACGGGAGTCAAACCCGTTACCAGGAGTTTTAGAGGCTCTTGCTATTCGATCAGCTTCAACTGCAATACATATATTATATAATTAAATTATTTCATTGTCAAGAAAAATTTTACCAAGGTCTGTCTCAGCCGTAAATACTATTACAAAGGAGATTTACATGATTAAATTTATCAAGAAACTTTTATTTGGTACACCAACTGCACCAGCAAAAGTTGAAGCACCTTATAAAGTTGAACCAGTATCAACAGCCGCTGACTTTGTAGTAGCCTCTGCTACAAGTAATGTACCTAATGTTACTGCATCAGCACCAACAGCTACGTACATTCCGCCAGCTAAACCAGCTAACCGCAAGGTTCGTGCTGTTACTGAACCAGTTAAGGAAGGTAACACCAAAGGTGGCAATGGTATTGTTAAAAAACAAACACCAACTGCAAAACCACCAGCACCACCAGCACCAAGTGCTACAAAGCCTGCAGGTAAATCACGCAAACCATACCGTGGTAAACCTAAAGCTAAGAAGTAAAGAAAAAGCCCCGGAAGGGGCTTTTTTGTGACTACGGGTTGTGTTACTAGTCTATTACTTGAATGAGTATGTGTAGTTAACACCAACTGTATCGTATGTGCTATCACCACGTTCCATAGCATACTTAATACCTACAGCATGTTCTGGAGTAATTGCGTATTTTGCACCAATTGAAGTTTCCCAAGTTTTGTAACCATAACCTGTATGGCCATCTAGGTTTTCATTGAATGGTGTACGTAGACGTTCTTGAACAAACGCAGTTAGGCCAGGCATAACTGTGTATTTTGCGCCTACATCAGCACGGTAGTAGATAAAGTTTGTAGTTGATTTATCTTTCTCACCAACTGCTAGCCCTGCGTATGGAGTAACACCATACCATGTGCCAATATCCTTAACTGCACCAATCTGTACTAGACCTTCGTGTGCGCCACCGTTAACAGTTTCATCTTCCATACGACCTTCAACTTTCCAGCCGTTGCCATAGTCATGGCCTAGTGTAATACCATAAACTGTATGGTTGTTTGTTGAATTAACTTTGTCTTTAAAGTCAATTGATGGACTAGCATAGTTATATGCTCCGTCAGCAAATGCTGATACTGATACAAACAATCCTGCTAATAGTGTTGCTAATAAAGTTTTTTTCATTACTCTTTCCTCTTGGTTAATTTGTTGCATAAAAGCCACAAAATAAAATTTTGTTGCCTTTTAGCCACGTTTTTATTTAGTCTTTTTAGTGTTGCAGATATATTACATTAGTACCTGTATGTTTCTGGTTTGTAAGGACCATCAATACCAACACTGATATAATCAGCCTGCTCATCTGTTAAAGTAGTTAGTTTAGCACCAATCTTATCTAAATGCAACCTTGCTACCTTTTCATCTAGATGTTTTGGTAAAAGATATAACTGACCAATTTCATAATTGGTATAGTTAGTGTACATTTCAACTTGTGCTAATACTTGATTAGTAAAGCTGTTTGACATAACATAACTAGGATGTCCTGTAGCACAGCCCAAGTTTACTAGTCGACCTTTAGCTAAAATAATCAACTTGTGTCCACCTGGCATTGTAACGTGATCAACCTGTGGTTTGATTTCATCCCACTCACAGTCTTTAAGACTAGCAATGTCAATCTCGCTGTCAAAATGTCCAATGTTACAGATAATAGCATTGTTCTTCATACGTTCCATGTGTTCGTATGTAATAACATCAATATTACCTGTGGCTGTTACAAAGATATCTGCTTCACTGGCCGCTTCATCCATGGTAACCACACGATAGCCTTCCATAGCCGCTTGTAGGGCACAGATTGGATCAATCTCAGTTACCCAAACCTGTGCTGATAATGCACGAAGTGCGGCTGCTGATCCTTTGCCCACATCGCCAAAGCCCGCTACTACTGCGATCTTACCTGCAATCATCACATCGGTAGCACGTTTGATACCATCTACTAATGACTCACGGCAACCATATAAGTTATCAAACTTACTTTTAGTTACGCTGTCGTTAACGTTGATAGCACGTAGTTTAAAACTACCGTTGGCAATAGCTTCGTTGATCTTGTGAATACCTGTGGTTGTTTCTTCAGTAACACCATAGATACCATCCAGTAGTTCAGGATAGTTAGTGTGAATATACCAAGTTAGGTCATGGCCATCATCTAAGATCATGTTAGGTACCCAACCCTCTTTGCCACTAATAGTCTGCTCAATACACCACCAGTATTCGTCTTCTGTTTCACCTTTCCAAGCGTAGACAGGAATACCCTGTTCAGCTAAGGCTGCTGCCGCATGGTCTTGTGTGCTAAAGATGTTACAACTTGACCAACGCACTTCTGCGCCTAAGGCCACTAGTGTTTGTACTAAGACTGCTGTCTGTATAGTCATATGTAATGACCCAACAATACGTGCGCCCTTTAGTGGTTGCTGATAGTACAGCTCATCTTTGATTGCCATTAGACCTGGCATTTCTGTTTCAGCAATAGCTATTTCTTTGTGGCCCCACGCGGCCAAACTAATATCTTTTACTTTATAATCCATTATTCACCTGTCGTTGGTTGTTGTGGACGATTGCCACCTTTTTGTGCTGTTGCTGGGTCGCTGAACTTGCGATTTTTACTTGCTACAAACGTAGCCTGTGCATCAATCATTGCCCGTTTAAAAACATTACGTGCTATTGGGTCTAAAATGTTGCCAAGTTTGATCTTGTTCATTTTACCAAATTTAAATGTTGAGTTAGTCTTTGCCATAGTTGATTCTCCTTGATTAAGTTAGTAGATCTTTTGCGCCGTGCTCTTTTAGCCATTTACCTGTTTGTTTACGAAAATGGTCTTGAAACAGTTTACTTTGTGGGGTTGATTTAATTTTTTCTTTTAATTTTTCAATTTCTGATTTATAATTTTTTTCAAAATATTCATACGATCCAAAATCAGCACTACCGTTCCAAAGTTCCAATACCATTTGTTTAGTATTGTATTTTTCTTCCATAGAAGCCAGTTTTAAACACCCCAACTTAGTATTAATTTCATTAAGATATTTTACGTGACGGGTGTCATCACCTAGCATTTTTTTAAATAATTTTTGTTTATCAGTGTTGGTAGTAAACTTATACCAACTGTTTATCGATGATGTAGCAACAATTTCTAATATGTACATGTGAGCTGGAATAAATTTAGCTTCATGGGTTAATTTAGTTATATACTCTATTTTTGGTTCTTCTCCAAATGCTTTTTTATAAAAATAATAAGCTATTGATGTATGAGCACATTCTTCGTCCATCATCTCTGCTATGTATTTTTGAGATAGATCATCTGCAAATATTGGATTTTTTTGTAAAAGAGCATATATCTGAAATACCATGTATTCAGCATTTACCCATTTGGTTATCAACCATTTATAATAGTCGATACTAATTTTTTTAAATGTTACTTCTGTGACTCTTGTTTTTAATTCTGCGATTGCTGTAACATCGCCCAATTGAAAAGGATCTACGGGATCTATCTCTAGGTCTAGTTTAACTAGATTTTTAATTGAATCAAAATAAGCTGGTGTGGAAACATTCATAGTTAATTATAACAGGAAGTTATCTAAAGGTCAACTATTTAATAAGGACTTGCGGAGCCAACTCACGACTTTGTTTTGCACCAGCTCTACATAAAGAACCTTGGTTAGCTTTGCCCATATACATAGCAAATTCTTCCCCTGTTCTAACGTATTGATAGGTTCTTACACCTAGTGCTAGCATGCCGTCCCATTGGCCATGTGCTTTGTACACATCAAATACCTGAGCTTGCCATACTTTTGCAAATTCAGGTGTGCCAAATGATGCTATTATTGCAGGTATTGGTTTACCAAACCAAGCTCTACAGGCAGCAGAGATAAAGTTCTTAGATAATTCTGGAACTGGAAATGGTTTATTACCATCTAATACAGAAAAACTACCTGCGCCAGGTACAGCTTTTGCAAGTATATCTAGCATTGGTTTCTGATGTATTGGTAAATCCCAAATTCTACCAGACTTACCTGCGGCACCTTTAGCACCTTTGACTTCTACTTTGACACTACCGCCTACTACAATGTCACCTGGTTTACCATAGGTAATATTTGGGCTTAACACAGACAGTGCGCCTTCACCAGGACCTGCGTCATTTTTACCAGCAAAATTAATATATAAGTTTGCAAATAATTTTGCCGCAAATGGATCAGTTATTAAATTACCAATTGATTCAGGTTGAGGCATACTTTGTTTTGGTACTAGTGCATTTAAATTAACAAAATCTTCGCCGTTATTTAATTTAGTTAAAAATGCTTTAATTTCGTCAACATTTCCCAATTTTGGGATAACTGCATTTAAGTAGTCTTTGGCCTGCACTGCATCAGGGTCACCACGGTGTTGCAGATATTTTTCTAATCTAGTAGCAAGTGGACTACCTACAAGTAGTTTGTAGATATTAGCAAAAATAGGGTTTTGGTCATCAGTCTTAGACAGTGCTCTGATAACTTTACTTTTGACCTGTTGGTCTTCAAAGAGTTCGCGTATTTTCATGATATAGTATTTATCTATGTTCTATATCATCTTCGCCGCAATAATCTCCGTACTGTATTTCTACTATCTTACAAGGTTGAGTGAATGGATTGTATAGCCTATGCCATTGTTCTGGTTCAACATGATAGTGATCATGATGCTGTAGGGTAAACGTACGATCATCTAGTTCTACGTGGCACATACCGTAACTAACGTGCCAATGCTCAGCACGATTATAGTGTCGTTGCATGGTCAGGGTCTGTCCAGGTTCTATGGTAAGTTCTTTTACTTTGGTACCGGGTACTTCATGTAGCACACGATAGTAACCCCAAGGACGTTCTGTTTTAGGTGCTTTATAATCTTCTAAAATCCAACTGCTTGAATTCTTTTTAGTTTTACCGCCTACCCCAAATACAAAGTCTACACCAGTAACTGACATTTCAGGAATATTTTTAGCAGTACGATCACCGCCGTTGGCAAAGATGATCTTGCTGTTAGGATATGTTTGTTTGGTTTCTTCAATGATATCACAGGCAGTGTCGTCTGTATCATCAAAGGCAATAGCATAATCCACAAACTTTAAGTTACTGACCACAGACTGACGTTCTTTAAACGGCATAAATGCGCGGCCTTTTTTACGTTCAAGCCAGCTGTCACTGTTGATACCAACGATAAGAATATTGCCCAAGGCCTTGGCAGCTTTAAGATATTCTATGTGTCCTGAGTGTAGGGGATCAAATCCACCTGTGCATATTACTACACTGTTAATCATTTTTATAACTTTTCCTAGTTGGAGCCATTGGTTTAAGTACCTTTGTTTTTTTAGTCTTAGGTTTAGCTTGTTCTACGGTAGTTTCAGTAGATCTAGTAGTTTCGTTAAATACGCCAGTGACTGTTGGGGGTTCTGTAGGAGTCCACTCCATTTTTTGACTTACATAGTCAATAAAATATAATTCTTTATCTAACCATGGCATACAAATTTCTTCTTGTTTAACATACCCATTGCTGTTTATTGAACTTTCAACAGTTGGATGCAATAGTTTTTTATCTACTAGATCAAACCAACTAGTAGTTGCTGGATCCATTGGAGCAACCGTTGATTTGTACACTGCTATGTTAATCCATGGATCTTGATGGCGTTTAAGTAGGTAAGCATCGCGGCAGTCAAACCCGTCGACGGCCAGCATATAGATTAAACTAACAGGATTATAATGGTAATAACAGCCATTGTAACTTCTGCTGTAGTATCTATCATATTCTATACCTGTGTGTGTCGGCACAGTTAACAGTAACATGCCATTAACCGTCATAGCATCATTCCAGCGGCGCAATGTCTCTAGAGGATTTGTACTGTATTGCAGGCTGTCGTGTGCCCACATTAAATCAATACTAACAGGAAATACATATTCTTCAGTGAAGTCTTGTTGTATTTTATTGATGTTTGGAAGATCAGGAACCTGGGCTAGTTTACCAGGATCGCGATCGACTGCAAAACAATTAAAATTGTAAGGCTCAGGAGGGTCGTCATAGTTTTCTAAGGTAGCCCACCAGGCGATATCTTCACCTGTGCCACAGCCCATGTCAGCAACATTCTTAAGACTTTCTAAAAATGTATCATACTGACGTATGGTTTCTAGTATAGATAAACTGTGTCTATCCAATTGACGCATCCTCCATGCCTGCTGTGCGCAAGCGGGTTACGTGGCCTAACATGAAGTTTTTACTTTCTAGGCCTTTCATAATACCTAACCACTTGTTACGTAACAATGCCACTTCATTGATAATAGTTTCAAAGTCAATAACTTCATCTTCACCATCTACGTATTTTTCTGCGTCACGAGCAGTTAAAGCACGTGCATAGCCTTCAAGGTATTTCTTAAAGTGAGTGGTGCGTATCTTACGTAGCTGTATATTGAGGTAGTTAAGCACCGCTTCAATCTCTTGTAGTTGATTAAAGCGATGTTCTGTTACTCCAGGTAAGCCAGCCAGATTCTTTTCTATGTTGCCATAGACTGCGACTTCGCGCCTAGCCTGTTCTAACTCTACTTCATAATGTTGTATAAAGTCAGGTATTGCGCCCAAACTGGCTACTACTTTACTGTACCACATTTTTATCTTTATAAGTGCAAAACTGTATTGCTTGTTTTGACTTAAATCCTTTACTAAAAAAATTATCAGTATCGTGTAGTTGCAAACAAGGCCAACAAATCACACTACCAAATTTCCAATTATGTATCTTATATACTGCTAATTGATCTTGTATATTTCTATACTCTGTCCCATACTCTGTAACAAATTTATCATATATTATAGTGTTGGCATTTTCAACTAACTTATCGTCATTGTCGACACTGACCGGAATTAGCATTGTCATATATGGTGCTTGCGGATCTTCATACTCATTCTTAAAGTCAGGGTCTGAATGTATTCCGTATGAAGTTCCTATTTCTAAAAAACTGCAAGACCCTAAAATTAAGTCTTCATCACCAACTAATTTTTTAAACTTTAAAAATAATAAATCGTGTAATACATCAAATTGATCACTGCCTTTTATTATTTTTTGAGCATAATTTCTTGGTTGTGTGTGTATTTTGCGTACTGTTTTAAGAATAGACAATGCCTGGTCTATTTCTGATTTAGAAAAGACGTCTAAAAACTGGTTAGTTTCTACTAACTTAGTAGTCATCGTCCTCATCTTCATCGTAGTCTGGTTCATCGTCCTCATCTTCACCTAGATATTCTTGTAGGCTGCGTTTGAGATAGCTGTCAGTCGCACCAAATGCTTTTAAATCGCGCTCTACGATGTTGTGATCTGCGACAACAGCCAATACGTGATCAGCTGCTGCTTGTCGATCTTTGGGAGCGATATATTCTTTGGTAGTTAACCAAATCTCACTTAATACATCTAGTTCTACACTCATAATAAATCCTTATAGATCTGCCACTAGAACCATTTTGGATTTTGGATATTCAGCTAATGGTTCTGGCAATATATAAAATTCATAGTTAGATGGATATACAATAACAGCATTGTCTGGAAACTTTTCAGTCATTTGTTCGTGAATATCATTCATATATTCACCGGCTGCTTCTTTAGTCATCTCACTAGTGTCAACTTTGATTAGAACCTTGTCACCTTTATTAAGTGTAGGAAAAATCGTTGGGGTTACTTCTGTAATATTCATTCTTCGTCTCCTTGTAATACTGGTTCGTTGACTGATGCAATCTCAAGATCACTATCATCAACGTCAGTAGTTTCAGTACTTAGCAATAGATTAGCATTACCTGAAATTTCTGCCATAACTCGGTCCAGGCATCCATCTTCGTTCTTTTCCCATGCTTTACGGAATTTCTTAATGATAGAACCATCAGCAAACTTATAAACCAGACTATTACCTTCTTTAGTTAATAGACCCTTGCCTTCTAACATATCTACCATACCACTGTAAGGACTCATACCAGTTTCATACGGAATCTCTACTTGTACACTTTCAAAAGGTTTAGCATAACGTGTTTTCATAATCTTACAAGCAGCACGAATACCGTGTACTTCGCTGGTCTTATTACCATCAGCGTCTGTTTTAAGTTTAAGTTTACGCATAGCTACAACAATACTTGAAGCATAGATAAAGCCTTGACCACCTGAAATCTTATCATCTGGGTCAAACATATCCTGACTTGCGTATGTGTGATTAGTTGCTACTAGGCCTAGGTTTAATGTACCAAACATGTTTACACAGTTGCGAACAAGTGCTGTAAGTGCTTTAGGTTTACGACCCATATCACCTTTCATTTCACCTGCTTCAAACTGATTAACGTCTGTTGGAGTTAACATCATACCTAGCGAATCAAGTACAAACAGGACCTTAGGACGATCTGCTTCGTCAAGTGTGCGATACTCTTTAACAAAGTCGCTAATAACCTTGGCTACATCGTCAATCATAGCCATGTTCAGTTTTAGCAATTTTTCCTCTGAAGTGTCTACTCCTAACGCATGTAACCAAGCCTCATCAAGTGCGTTTTCTGTATCAATTAAGATTACATAAATGCCTTGCTCTTGTGCGTGACGGATAATGTTACCTGAACAGATAAATGATTTACCTGCGCCAGATTCACCAGCAAACACAGTTACCTTACCTAAGGGAATACCTTTGTTAAAGTCACCGCTTAATAGATAATTTAATGTGTAGTTGCCTGTTGAGATCCAATCCGTTGGATCATTAAAGCCAATGCCCATACCTGGGATAGCTTTGGTAATACTCTTTCTGAATTTACTAATGTCGTATGGTTTTGCCATGTTGAGTTATCCTTTAATTGAAATAGGGGGCATCGCTGCCCCCATGCGCTATCTTAGTTTGTCTTTTGACGATTGCGAATCATTGCAAGGATGTCTTCAGCACGTTGAGCGCCACCTGCTGGAGGTGTTGCTACTGGTGCTGTAGGAGCCGCTGGTGCAGCTTCTGCAACTGGTGCTGGAGTTGATACTGGTGTATCTAATGCGCCGTCATCTTCATGAACTGCAGGTTCAGCTGGTGCTGAAGTAACTGCTGGAGCACTGTTAGCAGTGTCAATTTGAACACCTCTTGGTTTGTAGTAGTTACCCCAACGATCTGCGTCATATGCTTGACCATCTACTGATGCTTCAAACATTTCTTTCATAACTTTAAGTTCTACATCACTTGGTTTCTTAGGTAAGAAATCTTTCAAGTTGTATAAGCCATGAGTTTCAATAGCTGCCGCTTCATCTGCTGTTAATGCAGATTCTTTGCGTGACCATTTTGAAGTTGAGTAGTCAGCATAACCACCTTTTGATGTTTTAGTTACTGTAAAGTCTAAACCACCTTGGTAGTCTGTTGGTAGGTTTTCTAGTTCTGGATCTAACAATGCAGCTTTCACTAGATTGAAAATCTGTGGGCTGATGATAAACCTACGAATTGGGTTTTCTGGTGTTTTGTCATCGCTTAGAGGATTCTCACGCACAAAACCTTGGAACAAGTAACTGCGTTTTTTCCAGTACTTACGACCCATTTCTTCTAGACTTTGGTCTTTGAACCAAGTACGTACTTCTGCTAAGATTGGACATGCTTCGCCCCACATCTCAACGCATGGTACTTGAACAGTAACTGGTTTACTATCTGGTTGGCCTTTAACGCCAGCAAATGGTAAATTGATCATTGCTCGTTCTACCCAGAAGAATGTGTTTTTTGTGTCTGCGTCTGGAAGGAAACGGATACGAGCATTTTGCCCTTCTGCAATGTTCCAGTGTGCGTAGATGGCGTTGTCGCCGCCTTGTTGTGAGTTGTTACCTGAACTGCGTGACTCTTGCGCTTGTAGTTTTGCGCGAATTTCTGCTAATGATGTTGCCATAATGTTTTTCCTTTAATTTAAGTTGGTCTTTAATATGCCTAAACGTATAGTGCATTTATACATAATACGCTAATATTATTTATCTCACAAGACTAATTATAAGATATTTTAACCAAAACAAAAGGCACCCTTGAGTGCCTTTTTAATTGATATATTATTGTTGTTTTACTTGAGACCTGCTATTCTAAGCATTTGATCAATATCTTCTTTGAATTGTTTGTTATAATGTAATAGATCATCTTCTGAATCACCTTTGCGCATTGCTTTTGCTTGACTTGGCATAATCTTAAGTTTGTCTAATAGGCCCAATGGTTTTGCGCCCATACGTTTCATTTTTACATCTTTGTTTACATGATCATCACCAGCAACACTTTCATTTTTTCTACTGCGTAAGTGTGCAATAAAGTCTGCTAGTTTAGCATCTGGATGTTTTGATTTATACTCTTGATAGTTTTTAACAAAGTCTGGGTGTTTAGGATCGTCTAATTCATATGCATCACGTGTGTCATATCCTTCGCCTAATGCACGATCAAATGCTTCTTCTAATTCATGATGACCGAGACCAGCATCACGTTCTAGTTGTGCTACCCAACCACTAACATCGCTTGAGCCAATTTCATGTACAGGGCCAGCAAATTCAGCAATGTCTACTGCGGCATTTACAATACCTTCTGGGCCTAGTTTTCTTAATAATTCCAACATTCTTTCATCGCCTTGGCTACAACCAGTAAGAATTCTGCGAATAATAGCTGTTGCAATAGCATCTATGCTATTATCATCTTCGTCTTCATCTTCGCAAATACATTTATCTGCTGTGCGATCGCATGCATCACAGTAATCATGTTCTTCATATACTGTGCCGTCCATGCCGCCGTCACCAGATCCGTATGTTTTACTAAACTGTCCTGGTTCAGCACACTCATCTGCTGCATCTGATGCTACGCTTTCAGCTAGGTTTGGAAATTGTTTCATAATAGACTCAGCATCTAATTTGCCTGCGCTTGCTGGGTAGATAGTTTTAAACAATGGTTTTGTAAATTTATCTTTAGCACGAGCACCTGCAATGATTTCTTCTGCACGTTCTTTGCTAACTGGTTTACTGCGTAATACTTTTGCTTGACCACTACGATCATAATCAACAATACAAGCTACATATAATTCTTCGTCTGATTCATCTAGATCACCACCTTCACTGCCGGTTTCGCTAGGTTCTGGTGTATCTTGGTCGCCAATTTCATCCACAACTTCTTGGAATACTGCTGGAACATTATCTTGTAACCAATCCATAATAGTATCACGTGCGTCTGCTGTTGGGTCCGCGTTGGCTAATTCTACTAGTTTGGCTTTTAGTTCATCATTTTGAATGATATCACCAATAGCATTGATAGCATTAACAGCATCAACTCCTACTGGAATTTCATCGCTAAGTGCCTCAATTAGATCGTCAGCGTTAATAGGCTCTATACCCCATTGTTTAACGCCCTCTTCATCTTCATCCCAGCCTTCAGCTACAGTGTTAGCCCAGCTTTCAAATTGTTGTGCAAATTTATTTTCTTTTTTCATTTTATAAGCCTTATGCACCAATGGTAGTGCGTCTGTCATTTTATCATTAAATACACGCTTGATGAAGCGTTCTTTCATTTCATCCAAATTGGCTTCATCTTCTGGCAAGTAGCTAGAGTTTGATGATTCAAATTGTTCTTTGCAATGAGTGTAGCCTTTCTTACCACTCATGCGTTTAAGAGTGTTATTAAGTAGTCCGTGGTATTCAAATGCTGATTCAACCATGGCTTGAGTTTCTTGATCTTCAAATGTACGGCGGCGCACACTGTTCATAAACGGTTTAAGTTTACTGCATTCTACAGCCATTTCACAGATGTGACTACCTAGGTCATCGTGTGGTGTGCCACCTGCTGACACATGGCGTGCCATAGCACGTGCACCTGTTAGGCTCTTGAATGGCATCTTAAAACGTTCGCCTTCTGCGTTTTCAACATAGATGCTGTTGATATGACGACTACGAGCTCCTGTCATTTCATCAACTACTGGTGCATTGTGGCGTACAATAATACGAGCAGGACCAAACTTTTGATAGCTTGACTTGCTAGTACCATATAGCTTGCTTTCACCAATAACTTCATCTTTGTTGTAGGTGCTGTCTGCTTTACTTTGTTGAGCAATGTCGCGATGTTTTAGTGTCGAACGTGTGATATCTCTAGGTTCAAAACTTAACAGATTGCGTTTGGCAAATTCACGCAGTTCACGTAGGAATTGATACCAATGTTTCTTTTCGTGTTCTGTTAGGCCATCTGTGATATTCTTACTAAAGTAAACTTTTAATGATGTTTCATCAATTAAACTCATGGTAATATTACCATGGTTTTCGCCATCTACTAGGTAATCAAAATTGAAAAAACGTGCTTTTTCAGGGTCATTTGTAGCTTTAGCGTTTTCGTCGCCTAAGCTAACATCTTCGTACCTGTCACGAATTTTTTCAAATAGACTTTCTGCAATTTTATTAACTTCTCTCATGTAAGTATTTATCTTTAAGTGATAAAGAATGGCATTGGCTCTACAATGTCTTCTAGACTGTCTTTCATTTTAAGATCTAATTGACTGTCAAAGCTCTGTAGCATTTGTGCCATGCGTACTATGAGTATTAGACTCATAACTAGGTCATCTGTTTCACCTGGTTTAGCCGCATAGCTAGCACCTGATGCTACAAAAGTTTTTAATTCGCTGATCAGCGGGCGGCTAACAACTGTCATGCGACGGCTTTCTATTAGATTTTTAAGTTTAGCACAGGCTGATATTTTAGTTTTATTTGTGGTATTAAAGCCCTTGCGATATCTACGGCCACTGCCGCCCATATGACGAGGTTCACTGAGGAATATGCCGCGGATATTTTCTTCGCCAATTTCACTGATACTTAACAAGGCTGCTTCACCTACAGTGTTGTTTTCAACGCTATAGTAAACACTGGTCTGTGCTACTGTTTCTGCTAGGTATTTGGTAATTTCTGTTAGGATACCAACTTGTTGTTGTATAGGAGTGCGGTTATGCTGCCATTCTGCTACTTGTTTAAATGTAGGTAACTCAAACACCTGTATACCTGCAGGGTCACCACCTGTGCCTAGGCTAGGATCTAAGGCCACTACATAGGTATATTGTGGTTCAGGCCTTTTGTACCAGCGTACTTGTCCCTGACGTTCTATAGGATCCAGGCCAGCCATTTCAACTAAAAATCCTGGATTGATTAAGGTCTCGTCCCAGATAATAAACTCACAATCCATTTCACGACGGAAACGTTCATCACCTAGTTGTGCTCGCTGTTGTGAGGCCCACGTTTCGTCACGGTCTGGATGTTCGTTCCAATAGCTACGGAATGCTTTAAATCCGTTAACACCAATTTCAGTTGGGTTGCCAAATTCATCAAAGCACTTGTTAGCACCTTTCCATAGGGTAGCAAATTGGTCTTCATCGCTGTTAGGCGTTGAAGTAATAATACACTTACCACCAGTTGCTAGTGTGGGACTAATTGAAGTCCAGAATTCTCGTCCTATGGTAGGGCGAACGAATGCGAACTCATCTGCATATAATAATGATATTGACAGACCACGACCTGTGTTTTCTGTAGTTGTAGCTGAGATAATACGACTACCATTATCAAAATCAATACTACCTTTGTTGTAGCTCACAGCACCTGCACGTATAAAGTCTGGTACGCTTTCATAAGCATAGCGTATACGTTGCATGATTTCTTGTGAGCCTGTGTATTTGTGTGCGGCAATTAGGATAGTACTATCTGGCACGAACATAGCGTACCATAACAAGTAACCTGCAGCACTTGTTGACTTACCTGTTTGACGAGGCATTAGCGAAATGCTAAAGCGATAATTATGATATGTATTGATCAGGCGTTTCTGATAGTCAAATGGTTCGTATAACATACGCCCTTTAACAGGGTGTTGTATATAGAAGTAGTTGCTCATAAAGTATTCAGGACCCGTAATAGGGTCTGCACACTTTGCGAACTCGCGGATCTGCTCTTCAGTGAATGCTTCTTTCTGATGAGCTTTTTTAACTATTACTAGATCAGGTTTTGCCATACTGTTATTTAACCATCTGTTTTTTATTTTCGTAGTATCTGAGCAATGATTGACGTTGTTTTTCAACCTGTTCTTTAGATTTTGGTTTTCCTTTATGTGCTAAAGAAATTGCTTTTTTATGTTCATCTGAACGAGGAGGAATTATTTGATTAGCTCTTGCAAGTTTAATTTTAATTTTAGTTTCTTCAGATAATGGATTTCTTTTTCTGCCAGACAATCGTATAGATATTTGTTGTTTTTGTTCTTCTGTGCGTTTCTTCCCAACATTTTTGCCCTTCATTGATTCTGATAGCTTTCTTTTAGATTCTTCACTCATTGGTTTTCTTTTTTTGCCAACGTGTGTCAGAGATAATTTCTTTTTAGTTTCTTCTGAATGTTTTCTGCCAGGTTTACCTTTTAAAGTTTCTGATTTTAGATTAGCATATTTAATACGCAATGATTCGTATATTTTAGATGTTATTTTATATCTTTGTTGAGAATTATTTTCTAATGTTGCCATAGCCCAAGCGGCATGTACCATTTTATTTTTCGCATCACCTTCATACATTTTAGTAAGTAGAAGATGGCAAACAAAATGTTCTCTGGCTGTGAGTTTTACAAGATTTTCTTTAAGATTGCTACCACCTAGCGATTTAGGGATAATATGATGTGTTTCGTAATAACCATCTATTAGACGATTTTTAGCATTATTGATGATACTGGTATAATAAGAAGTATATTTGTTTTCTAACATATAGTTATTTATCTGTTAGAAACGGTTTAATGAAGTTTAGTTTAGAATGGTTTTTCGTTCGTCATCAGCGGCAGCGCGAACCACAATCTAAACCATTCTGGCGTACCAGGTTGTACATTGTGTTCATTTTGGTAGTTGATTTTTTCCATGGCAGTGATACTAGGGTTGCTACCACCTGTGCGTGTTGGGGTTTCTGGACCTTTGTATTCCACTAGCTTGCCTTGATTGTTGCCGCTCAAGCCTGCCATGTATTTGAGTTGTTCTAATTCATCCATTATTTTTTCTTCCTTTTAGCACCTGAATTATGTGGCACTGGGCTGGCTCTATGTACATCATCTGCTTCTCTGCTTCTAGTGTCACTCATCTTATTAACTGGTCCTGCATCTGTCATTTCTGCGGCATCTTTGATCATATCATATTCTTCATCAGTGTAGGTAAGCAACAGTGGGTCACCAGCGAATGGACCTGCAACTGGCATTTTGCCACCTTTCTTACCATCAGCGACTCCTAACGCTAACCCAAA